TATTCAGCACCATCGTCAGGATAGGGGATAGGTGCTTTCCAAGTGCCAGTCTGTTCGTTTAGTATCCAAGACGGATAACGCTTTGGAGGGATAAAGGCATCAAGCTCAGAATCATAGGTGAAGCCTATTCCTGCGTAGTTCTTTCGGAAAGGAATACCGCCTGTTCTGTGTTCACCTGCAAAAGTGTTATAGCTAGTTCGCTTACAAGTTTGATTGTGGAAGTTGCCATACCAAACTTCAGGCTCAAGCCCTTCGATTAGTTCGGTTTCGTCAAGTCCTGTAATGACCTGAGTGACTATGTTGTTTTCATCTAATAGTGCGTAATGTGCCATTATGACCAGCTCACCGTTCCCGATCCGCTTGTTATTGCTGTCACATTATTTCCTCCGACTGTTGTGGTAGTTCCGCTAACGCCCGTTAGTGTAATTGAATACCCTGACGGATAACGAAGAATAACAACACCTGAGCCACCAGCAGCACCTGGTTCTTTACCACCTCGGCCACCACCACCGCCGCCACCGCCTGTATTTGGTGAACCTGCTTCGGCATCAGATAAAGAACGGTCACCCCCATCTCCACCGCCACCTGTGCCACCAAATCCAGAAACACCAAAAGAAGCTGATCCACCACCGCCGCCGCCAGCTCTGGATACTGCTGAACCTGTCACTGAAGATGAAACACCGTCACCACCATCACCAGCATCACTGCCAACCGCATTTGCACCAACTTCCGAAGCACCGCCTCCGCCTCCGCCTCGATCATCAGTTGCGTTTCCACCTGAAAAGCCCTGGTTAGTAGTTCCTGCACCACCGCTATTATTGTAACTACCGCCACCACCTGAACCGCCGGAAAGCCCATTAGCATTACTACCACCGCCACCACCGCCAGTTGCGGTAATTGTGTTAAAAACAGAATTGCTACCATTGTTTCCGTCATCATCAGTAACGGGTGCTCCACCTGCACCAACGGTTACGGTGTAGTTTGTGGATACCAAAAGAGTCGGGGCAGTTTCAGCGGAAGCACCACCACCGCTTGACTCGCCTGTGACTGAAGAGCGATAACCACCAGCACCGCCGCCTCCTCCGATTCTATCTATTCCAGACGGATCAACAGTCCAACCACCAGCTGCACCACCAGCAACAACTAGATATTCAACTACTAGGGGAGGTAATTCGCCAGAATAAAACTGTTGCCAAACTCCACCGATCTTCGTGTGACCTTCGGTGACTTCTTTCCAAGCACCGCCGACTTTAGCGTGTATCTCAGTAACATCTTTCCACGCTCCGCCAATGCGAGTGTGTGCGGTCATACCTCGTAAACCAACCAAACATCGCCATCGCTACCGCCTGTCGGGGTTGCTGTGCTGAGTGTGATATTGCGAACAACATTAGAACCAGTTGCTGCGGTTGTAACTGCCCCGTTCACTTCGTCAACCTTGCCGAGAGCCGTCAAGTCAACATCAAGGGTTACATTTCCAGCAGTTCCACCACCGGTTAAGGCAGTGCCAGCGGTGACCCCTGTAATTCCAGCGGACCCACTAAGACTCACCCAAGCAGATCCGTCATAAGCTTGTGTGTCGTCAACGTCTTTGAGATATGCAACCATTCCGTGAGCAACGGCAGTTCCGAGCGTGTTGTCTCTATCTGTTGCATCGTCGTAAATTTGAACAACCTGATTTTGAACAAAACTTTGGAAGTCCGCCTCGGTGACTACTTCACCAATAGCCCAATCTTTCCAGCCTGACATTTATCTCCTAATAAGCGAGGGAGTTTCCTTCGCTAAGTCTACCAAACACCAAATCGCTAAGTCTCCAGAAGCTAAGGTCAAGAGCTGCAAACCCTAGCGTTACATTGTGGGAGGTCGCTGTGACCGAGTGTTCGATTCTGATTATCTCTGTATAACGTTCGATTGCCGGGGGAATGTTGTTAGGGGTGAACTTCACCTGACAGACATCATTCAAATCTAGCTGAAGAACTTTATTGACATCAGCTTCGGGAATGTTCTTCAGGTCAATCGTCACCGACTCGATTCGATATTCGGGGTTGTCATACTTCGAGACAAGGAATGTTGCCATGTCCTCCGCTTGACTTGTTGAACTTAGAAGCAGGTCGTCAAAGGTTAGGTTGATAATTCCATATTCAAGTTGGCTATCCGTTGAAGAGCGAGTTGCAGAACCTCCGCCAAGAATGTTGACAACTACTTCGTTGTAAAGAAGCTCTGATCCGTAAACAACCGAAAGAGACTTGTAAGGAATATCATTTCCATCATCGCTAAAGGTTGTTATCGCTGCTGAAGACTGATTAGCAATTCTGTCTCGGTAAGTTACGTTCCCATCTCTGGCAATAAAGAAAGAGCCTGGTTCGCTCTCTACGACCTTTTGAATGTATTGCAGGGCATTAGTTCCGTCTTCTATTGAATCGCCTTGTAGGAGCTGTCTGCCCGTCTCTAGGCTACGCTTGTCAACACTCCAGTTCACAGAAGGGTCGTTCAATATTGCTTCGATACGCTCACCCGAAAACTCTGAGTCAAAAGTCTTGGCGTTCAAACTTTGGTTAGCGAAATAAGTCAGAGCGTCAGAAGCGACAATCGTTGCAACCGAGTTCCCCTGCGGTGAGTAGCTCAAGTCCCAATCGTCAATGACCGCTTCCATCTGAAGAAGGTCGTTTGAATAGACTCGAACTTCACGTCTAGGGATTATCTGACCGGCATAGGGAGACGCTGCGAATACGGGGTCAAAGGTTCGGTCATTGTTGTCGAGGTTTACCGTCAGACTTCCGGCAGGGTAACGGTCAAGGAAGCGAGACTTCCCTCGGCTGATTGAGTAGTCAATGACTTTGGCGGTGACATCGAAGAACAACACTCCACCGAGAAGATAAGTAGTGTTGTCGAGCAGACCTTTCTCGGCATCGTCAAGCACGAAGAAATCCAGATCAGGATTTCCCGAAAGGTCAAAGCCAATTTCTACTCTGTTGGTCATGCCCTAGCGAATACCTTTCCAGAGGTTCTCTCGAACTTGATAATCTCGTCAACAATTTGCTGTCCGATTCGCTGACCGTCTGCACCCATGCCGGCGTTTACGTTTATGACGATGTTCTGATTGCCTGCTCCGCCTCTAGGGGTTGCTGAACTTGTAGCGACAGGGAAAGACGAGCGACCACTCAAAACGTTCTCAGAGCTAACCTGAAGCGTTTGAGCCATATCTACGGAGGCTTTCGCTAGTAGCCCTTCGCCCTTGCCTAGCCCTTCCTCTAGTCCTGCGACAACATCTCCACCAAGTCCGATGAATACCTTAGACGGTGACTGAATCCCCAAGAAGCTCTTGAATCCGTTGACAACTGTTTCACCAACCGAGTTCATAGCGTTGCCAATGACACGAGGTGCGTTAGTGATTAGTCCCCTAGCTAGACCGGTCAACAGTTCAAAGGCTGCGTCAACAAGCTTTGGAATCTCTCCAATCAACGCCCCGGTAATCTTTGGAATCAGTTCAATAACCGCCGCAATAATGTCGGGGGTTGCATCTATCAAACCGTTGATAACACCAAAGAACAATTCCATAGAAGCGTCAATAATGTCGGGAAGCATGTCGATAAGCTGAGACGTGATTTCAGGAATCATCTCAATGACGGCAGTCAGAATCTTGGGGATGCTGTCAACCAATCCCGTTACGATACCGAAGAAGAGTTCGAGTGCTGCCTCAATAATCTTAGGCAGAGCGTCAATCAAAGCTCCCGTTATATCTGGCAGAGCTTCGATGAAGGCATCTATTAGAACAGGGATAGTCTCAACCAAAGCGTCAACTATTCCCATGAACAGGTCAAGACCTGCGGTGATGATGTCTGGAAGCATGTCGGTAATGGTCTCGACTAGCTTCGGTAGCAGATCCACAAGCGTGTCAATAATCTGCGGAATCATTTCGACAAGTGCATCAACGATTGAGTTGAATAGCGTTAGACCTGTTTCAAGCAAGCTAGGAATGAAGCCAAGAATTGTCTCGACTATTGTCGGCAGTAGTTCAGCAAGAGACTCAACAAGCTGAGGAATTAGTTCGGTTATTCCCTCGGCAATCATTGGCAAGACTTCTTGAACTGTGCTAATCAAGCTAACAAATATTTGTTGTGCGTTAGCAAGCATTGTCGGGATTAGTTCTTCAGTGATGAAGGTAACAAACTGAGGAATAAACTCTGTTAGCCCTTCAATGACTCCCGGCAGTGAGTCAAGGATTGACATTCGCAATTGCATGCTGAACGCTGACATACTTGACAACGCTCCTTGCCAGTCAATCTCACTAATCTTCTGTCCGATTGTTTGACCGATGTCAGTGAACTGAGATGCAAAGATTTCACCGAAGGATTCACCTGCTAAAACTTGTTCGGTTATCTCACCAATCTTCTCTGCACCGAATTGGAATCCTGGTAGAACAGTCCTCTCAAATAAACCTGTAATCTCTGGCAGTAAAACACCCGACAAGTCAGAGATAGAAGCAACAATCCCAACGGTTGCAGGTTCGAAGCTCTCACCGATTTCAATAGCGGCAACATTGAACTGATCCTTTAGGAGTCCAAGCTGACCTTCAAGAGTCATTAGCTGTTTGTTAGCTACCTCTTCGGCTGTGCCACCTGCGGAGCGTAGTGCTGCCTCATACTCTGCAAGTGTGGCTTCCTGACCGACCAAAGCGAGAACACCTTCTCGGGCTTGCTTGGTTAGTCCTAGCTGCGACAACTGTGCGATTTGTGCCTCTGTTGACATTCCGTCAAGTGAGGCTGAAAGCTGACCGGCGATGTCGGCCATGTTTCTCATGTTGCCTTCAGCGTCAAAGATTTCCACATTCATGTCACGAAGGACAGCGGGGTTCTTTTCTGCTGCGTCAGTCAATCCAAAGATTGTGTTCGTTAGGAGTGTTCCAGCTCGCTCTCCCTTGATACCCTGATCCGCAAAGACAGCCAGAGCAGCCGAACCCTCTTCAATATCTTTCCCGACAGTCTTGAGGGCGTTA